ATTTCAACTTATTCTTCAGATGCTGCGGGTATTGGATTGTCTATGTCTAATATTAGAAGTAAAGAAAGTCGTATTAAATCTTCAGGAGGATTTGCTGGTGGTCTATTAAAGTACTTGAAGATTGTGAATGAATCATTAAGGTTCTTCAATCAACAGGGAAGACGACCTGGTAGTGCGGCTATCTACTTAGAACCATGGCATAAAGATATTATGGACTTGTTGGATATTAAGAAAAATACAGGAGCGGAAGAATTAAGAGCGAGAGACTTGTTCACTGCTTTGTGGATTCCTGATAACTTTATGAGAGCGGTTAAGAACAATGAAGAATGGTACTTGTTCTGTCCTAATGATATTCTCAAGGCAGGTATTAAACCGTTACAAGAGTGTTATGGTGAGGAGTATGAGAAAAATTATCAACTTGCAATTGATGCTGGCATTGGTAAAAAGGTGAAGGCTCAGGAGATTTGGAGTAAGGTAATTGAATCTCAAGTTGAAACTGGTGTTCCATACTTATGTGCTAAAGATAGTGCAAACAGAAAAACAAACCATCAAAATATCGGTGTTATTAAACAGTCCAATTTATGTAATGAAATCTATCAATTTACTGATGAGGAGACAACTGCTATTTGTACACTATCTTCTATTGTGTTGAAGAACTTTATTGTTGAAGGTAAATTTGATTATTCATTACTAATTCATGAAGTAAGAAAGACCGTTAGAGCGTTGAACAATGTTATCGATAAAAATAGTTATTCAACTGCAAAAGGATTAAAAGGTGGACTTGAACAAAGAGCAATTGCTATTGGAGTTCAAGGACTTGCAGATGTTTTTTGTTTAATGGACTATTCTTTCACTTCGGATGAGGCTAAGGACTTGAACAAAAAAATATTTGAAGCGATTTATTTTGCGTCAATTACTGAAAGTAATGATTTGTGTAAGAAAGGAATTAGACACCCTTACGAATTCTTCAAAGGTTCTCCAATGTCAAAAGGTATTTTCCAATTCGATATGTGGGGAGTTGAGTCTTCTGATTTGAGTTTGGATTGGGACACATTGAAAAAAGATGTACAAGAATTTGGAGTTTGTAATTCATTGTTTACCGCTCAGATGCCAGTTGCGTCATCTGCCAAGATTACAGGGTCGTTCGAAATGACTGAACCTGCTCATTCGGCACTATTCAACCGAAGAGTTGTTGGGGGTGAAATTTTGATTGTAAACAAGTATTTGATTAATGACTTCGAAAAAATTGGTATTTGGTCTGAAGATTTGAAGAATGAAATCATTTTGAATGAAGGTTCAATACAAAATATTAATTTCAATCAATATCTTGACCCTGAGGATAAAAACTATAACAAAAAAGTTAAAAGAATTGAGCATCTAATTCCAAAGTACAAAACAATTTGGGAAATATCACAAAGAGAGTTAATTGATATGGCTGCGGATAGAGCACCATTCATTGACCAGTCTCAGTCTATGAACATATATATGTCGAATCCTACGTTGTCTAAAATTACATCATCTCACTTTCACTCGTGGGAAAAAGGTTTGAAAACATTATGTTATTATGTAAGGACTAAGGCGATTTCAACTGGAGCTAAACACCTAGCGTTGGACTTATCAAAGGTTAAGACGCCAAAACCAAATGTGGAAGTTCCTAAAATCGATTACAGTAGTATGAATTTACCACCAAAACCTGAAGGAATTGAAATTGATTGTTTTGGTTGTTCCTCTTAATTAAATAATTAATCCCGATATATATCGGGATTTTTTATTTATGGCTATTTATAAGGAAAAACAAGGGTCTTATATTTATCTTTATGGCGAATGGATTTACATATGGTATAAATTTTCCTTTCAAAGATTCAAGAAGAGGTGATTATTTAGAACTCACTCAACTAGAATCTCAACAGGTAAAATCGGATTTAATTCACTTACTCTTAACTAGAAAAGGAAGTAGATATTATTTACCTGAATTTGGAACCAGATTATACGAATTTTTATTTGAACCTTTTGATGGTTTAACTTTTGACGCAATACAATCAGATATAAGGGATGCGGTTCAAAATTTTATGCCAAATCTGTTATTGAATCAAATAACAATTACACCTGCCGATCCTATGGAGGAAGTTGATACTATGTTAGGCGAAAATACAGTAGGGACAAGTGAGTCTCCAATTTATAGGTTACCCGGTAAAGGGACTTCGGAATATACCGCAAAAATTAGAATAGATTACTCAAACAACAAATCGACTTTTGCTCAAAGTGATTTTGTTATTATTAATATTTAATATAGATGGCAAATCGTAAAATTTCATATACAACCAGAGATTATCAAGCAATAAGAACTGAGTTATTAAATTATGTAAGGACATATTATCCCGAACTAATTCAGGATTTTAATGATGCATCTGTATTCTCAGTATTTTTGGACTTGAATGCCGCGGTTGCGGATAACTTACATTATCATATTGATAGAAGTATTCAAGAGACAGTCCTTCAATATGCCCAACAGAGATCTTCAATATACAATATTGCAAGAACTTATGGACTGAAACTTCCCGGCCAAAGACCATCAGTTTCTTTAGTTGATTTTTCAATCACCGTACCAGCATTTGGAGACCAAGAAGATGCAAGATATCTCGGAACTTTAGCAAGAGGGTCTCAAGTATCAGGTGCGGGCATTATATTTGAAAACATATATGACGTTGATTTCACATCACCATATAATGCTCAAGGATTTCCTAACAGATTAAAAATACCTAACTTCAACGCAAATAATATTTTGGTAAATTATACTATTACCAAAAGAGAATTAGTTGTTAATGGTATTACTAAAGTTTTCAAAAGAGTTATAACACCAAACGATGTAAAACCATTCTTTGAATTATTCCTACCTGAAAAAAATGTATTGGGGATTACAAGTGTTTTACTTAAGAGTGGTACTGATTATACCAACATTCCAACAACCGCAGAATTCTTGGGAGTCTCTAATAAATGGTATGAAGTCGATGCATTAGCCGAAGATAGAGTTTTCATTGAAGACCCTACAAAAGTATCTGACCAGCCTGGTATCAAAGTTGGTAGATATATTCAAACACAAAATAGATTCATTAGTGAATATACTCCTGAAGGGTTCAAGAAATTAACTTTTGGTGGAGGTACTAATACAGCACAAGATGCTTTGAACCAATTCACAACACTAGGGGCAACAATAGACTTACAAAGATATTCAAACAATTTATCTTTAGGATCGGCTTTAACACCTAATTCAACTTTATTTGTTCAATACCGAGTTGGTGGTGGATTAGGAACTAACTTGGGGACAAATGTTATTACACAAATCGGAACAGTGTCTTTCTTTGTTAATGGACCATCGGAACTTACAAATTCATCTGTGGTTAATTCTTTAAGATGTAATAACGTTACTGCAGCGATTGGTGGGGCGGGATTACCTTCTTTAGAAGAAATTAGAAATTACGTTTCATTTAACTTCTCAGCACAGAAAAGAGCCGTTACAGTTCAAGATTATGAATCTATTATCAGGAACATGCCATCAGAGTTTGGGGCACCTGCAAAAGTTTCCGTTACAGAAAATAACAATAAAATTTTAATTCAATTGTTATCTTATGATACTTCAGGTAAATTAACAAACATTGTTTCTAATACTCTGAAACAGAATGTTGCGACTTATCTGTCAAACTATAGGATGATGAATGATTACATATCTATTTTTACTGCGGAGGTTATTGACTTAAGTATAGAAGTGTCGATTGTATTAACTTCAGCACAGAACTCAGGACAAGTTATTGCTGATGTTGTAGATAGAATTTCAACTTACTTTAATCCACAGGTAAGGGAATTGGGACAAAATGTTTATTTGTCTGAAATACAGAGTATTGTACAGAATCAAAATGGTGTTCTTACTGTTGCGGGAATAAAGGTTTTCAATAATGTTGGGGGTCAATATTCTTCAGCTGAAACATCTATGCAATATTCGGACCCTGAAACCAGACAAATTGCACCTGTTGCTGATACAATTTTCGCACAGCCTTCTCAAGTTTACCAAATTAGATATCCAAGTAAGGATATTAAAGTTTCAGTAGTAAACTTCCAATCCACTACATTCTCTTAATAGGTTTATTATCCTAATCTTTGGGTTATAATTTACAATGTGTGTCTATTTGATTCTTAAAAATTACACATAAACTATTTATAAACTAAAGATATTACATGGGTGATTCATATAGAATTAAGACCGAACTTGGTATTAACAAATCAATTAATGTTCAGTTAGACCAAGAGTTCGAGTTCTTAGAAATTTTATCTCTTAAAATACAACAAACAGATATCTACACAAGAAGTTGTGCTGATTATGGTGTTTTAGTTGGTAGAGTCACCGCGAACAATGGATTTGGTTTACCGAATGCTAGAGTTTCTATATTCATACCTATCGAACAGGTAGACGAATCCAACCCAATAATTACAAGTATCTATCCATACAAGTCACCAAGTGATAAAAATAATGATGGGTATCGATACAATCTATTACCATATACTCCTTCTTATTCAAAACATGCGGCAACTGGAACACTACCAACAAAATCTGATGTTCTAACAGGAAGTACTGCCGTAGAAATCTACGACAAGTATTATAGGTTTACAACAAAAACCAACGATAGTGGAGACTATATGATTATGGGTGTTCCATTGGGAGAACAAACCATAGTCATGGACGTAGACCTTTCAGACATTGGAGAATTTTCTTTGACTCCTCAAGATTTAATAAGAATTGGTTTAGCCACAGAAGCACAAGTTGCGGGTAATCAGTTCAGAACTTCTAATGATTTGAATTCTTTACCACAAATTATCAATCTGACTAAAAGTGCGGAAATTTCTCCTTTGTGGGGTGACCCTGAAATATGTGATATATCAATCAATAGATTAGATTTTGATTTACGAGATGAGGCAAATGTAGACATTCAACCAACTTCGGTTTTTATGGGGTCAATGTTTTCTTCACCTGATAAATTTAGAATAAGGAGAGGATGTAAACCCAAAGATAATATGGGTAATTTGTGTGGACTTACTTCCGCACCTGGTCAAATATTAGCAATAAGACAAACAATACAACAAGATGAAGACGGTAATCCTGTATTAGAGGTTTATGAGTTAGAACAAGCGGGTAATGTAATTGATGGAGATGGAACTTGGTTAACAGAATTACCAATGAATTTGGACTATGTTGTAACAAATGAATTTGGGGAAAGAGTTTTATCAAACGATTCTAATATTGGAATACCAACTAAAAGTAAGTACAGGTTCAAAATAAAATGGTCGCAAGCGAACGATTTAACCATACAAACTAGAAGACCAAGTTATTTGGTCCCTAATGTGAAAGAGTATGGATGGGTTAATTCCACAACAGATCCGACCAATTCACCAAGTCAAACTGCAAAAAATATTCAAGAAAGTTCATATTATTTTGGTTTGGAGTGGAGTGGATATACAAATGGGTTTACCGGATCAGAACAGATAGATAGGTTAAATGAAATAATTGATTGTGAGGATACATTCTATGAGTTTCAATTTAATAGGGTTTATACTATATCATCGTTAATTGACCAATATAAGAAAGGTGGTAGGGGTAGATTTATTGGGATAAAAGAAATTGATGATGATAGTTGTGATAGCACTATTAATAAGTTTCCAGTTAATGATGGGTTCAAAAACTTTGATTTATTGTTCTTTTTGTTTTCAATAATATTCACAGTTATTCAGTTTACTGGATTGGTATTATTGATA